AACCAGTACATTGTTGAACATTACGGAGGAACAGAAAAATGATACCAACTGTTGTATTTGACTTTGACGGTGTTATTCACAGCTATACTTCCGGTTGGAAGGGGAAAACGGTTATTCCTGACCCACCGGTGCAGGGAATTCGTGAGGCAATTAACGACATTCGGAAATTGTATCGGGTAGTTGTTGTATCGACCCGCTGCGATACACCAGACGGCATTATGGCCGTAAAGGAATATCTGGCCAAGCACGACATTGTTGTTGACGATGTAATGAAGGAAAAACCGCCTGCGATTGTGTATATTGACGACCGAGCTATTTGTTTTGACGGGAATCCGCACGGAATACTCGATAAAATCACGGCATTTGAACCGTGGACGGCAAAAGCGATGAGGAGAATGAAGAATGACGATTGATGAAGCTATTAAGTACGCGGATATGCTGTCGTGCAATGTGAATGCGTTTGAAGTGAGCAGGCAATTCGGCGCGTTGTGCGCTGATGCACTGCGGCTGGCAAAGAAAATGAGCGAGGATGCCGGAATTAGCGCAACACCTGCGCAGGACACATGGCAGAAACGAAGAAAGCGCGAGTCCCACGATGATGGGCTTGTAGTGTTTGACGCCACAGTGGATGATATGCAGGTCTTTAGCACCATGTGCGCGAATGCGCTGCGGAAGATCCAGGAGGCAAACAAGAAACCGAAGGGAGAGAACGCCGTGCCGGACACGTGGCAGGAACGCATGAAGCAAGAGTACCGCGAGACGAAGGAACGCTATGAGAAGTTGCATAGGATGGTGACGAAGTACGAAGCGGGCGTACTCGAGTTTACACCGAACTGCTCCATCGACCTGTTAAAGCAGCAGAAGCGCCACATGGGTGAGTACCTGCACGATCTGGAAATCCGTGCGGAGATTGAGGGAGTGAACCTGTATGATTGACCTGCACAAGCTGGACAAGTTCCGGCTGAAAGACAGAGAACGCGAGTTTTACGGCTGCACCGGCGACAGCGGAAACGGTGTTTTCAAGGTGTATGTCGGCGGCAAGTCGTTCCGCGTGATTGCAAGCAACGGCATGGGATGGGAGCACGTCAGCGTTTCGCCCGGCTCTGCGCAGCGCAAGTGCTGCCCGACGTGGGACGAGATGTGCGCGATTAAGGATATGTTTTTCGGCGAGGATGAGCGCGTTATGCAGTTACACCCGCCTAAGTCGGAGTATATCAACCAGCATCCGTTCTGCCTGCACCTGTGGAAACCGATAGATACGGAGATTCCGCACCCGCCGATGATTTGTGTTTGAGGTGATACGGTGGATTTTGAAGAAATTGCGTTTCGCGTATTGATCAGAATGCTGTTGGTGTTTACAGGCTGCACGTTGGCAGCACTGGCGATTATGCTGCTTAAAGCAGCGTTAGGAGGATTCGCATGACGGCTAAGTACATCAAGATGGGCGTGGAGGAATGGTATACCGAGGTTTACAAGTGTATATCTTGCTGTGCGGATACGATGATGGTGAACAACGAAAGGTATCGACAGCCGCGATTCTGCGCAAATTGCGGAGCGGCGTTTACGCAGGAGGAAAACGATGAACGTAGTAAGTGAAGATGTTGAAAAGCTCGTGGAAGGAGGAACACCATGATTAAATTCGAACACCCCGAAGTATGGGGATGGGAACACGCAATCCGAGGGATGCGTAATCCCTTAAACAGTTGGGATAAGTCGGATAGCCGCTTCAACTATGATATTGAAGCTACTGCGGCCGGTGACGAAGAACCGAAGTATATACACATTGATGCAACGATCGGCTACAACGACCTCTCCCTCATGCGCCGCCTTATCCGCGCTGGTTCGTCGCACAGGAAGTTCTTACGGCAGATTTTCGTATCGGTTGACATTACTGCGCCACTGTACTGGTGGAAGGAGTTCGATACGTACAAGGTGGGCACAACCGCGAATAGCTGCTCCACCATGCATAAGATTACGGCAAAGGAATTTACGCTGGATGATTTCAGCCATGAGCATCTGATTCCTCGCGCGTTGAATACGCTTCAAGCAACCGTAGATGCGTTAAACGCATACAGGAGCGATTACATCCAGACCAAGGATAAAATCGCATGGTGGCAGATCATTCAACTGCTCCCGCAGTCCTACAACCAGCGGAGAACAGTTACACTGACTTACGAAAACCTGCTGAACATGGTCAGTCAGCGCCGAGGGCACAAGCTGGACGAATGGCACGATTTTTGCGACTGGGTATTTACCCTGCCGTATGCCGAGGAATTGTTAAAGGAGGGATTGAAGTGACACCAAACGAATATCAGCGCAAGGCAATGCGAACTGCAACAGGCAAATGCTACGACGCAACAAACGCTGCACTTGGTATCGCCGGAGAGGCCGGAGAGGTAGCCGACGAAGTGAAGAAGTCCACGTTTCAAGGGCACGATTGGAACCCGTCCAGAGTTGTTGAAGAACTGGGCGATGTGCTCTGGTACGTTGCCCTCATGGCCGACTTGCTCAATGTGCCGCTGGAGTACGTTATGCAGGCAAACATTGAGAAACTGGAACGGCGGTACCCTGACGGATTTTCTAATGAGGCGAGCGTGAACCGGAGTGAGTGAAAGGTTTACGCTGAGTGAAAGTTGTGCGCTTAGTGAATACTCAGCGGAAATGAAACGCTACTTGCAAGAAATCCGGCGCTATGCACATTGGAGGTACGGCGATGAAGAAAAAGAGAGTAAATCCTCGGCGGAAACCCGCAACGCAGGCTGACGTAGAGAAAGCCAAGCAGCAGGCGCAAACGCACGCAATCAATATGGTATGGGCGGTGTTTTTTACCGCCCTGCGTGACAAAGAGAGATTCGGCTACAAGCGCCTGCGCCGTGTCTGGGATGAGGTGAATTACATTTCGGACAGCATCGACAAGGGCTATGTTAAGTTGGATGACCTCGTAAACGAACTTGCGGAATATGGGATTACATTAGAATGAATCAGACGAGAGCAAATCAAATCAGAGGCAAATCACTGGAAACCCAGCTCGACCGCCTGTGCGAACGGGTGAACGCAATGGGCTACCACGCACACAAGAACCACCCGAAGCGGTTAGGCAACGGAACACGAGTACAAGGCGAACCGTTTGACTACGAAATCCTGCTGCCGAACTGGCACGCCTGCTTTGACGCAAAAGAATGCCACGATACAAAGTGGCATATGCAGAAAAAAGACATTATCCAGACGGAAAACCTCAAACACTGCAAAAATGCAGGCTGTGAGGCGTTCTTTTTGATTTACTTTTTTCCAACCAAGCAGCTTGTAAGAGTGGATGTAGATGAAGTAATAAATGTATTGCAACAGGGGAGCAAGACTATTGGAGCGGAGAAAGGAGGTGAGTTTAACATTGGACTTATCATTGATAAAGCAGCGAATGAGCTGCATTGACTATGCGAAAATCAGCGGAATCCCAGTCAGCAAGCCGGGAGACCGCTGTGCATCGCCTATCCGCAGCGGAGCAGACAACCGAACTGCGTTCGTCGTCTACGAGGACTTCTGGTATGACTTCGTTGCGCAGCTCGGAGGAGACGTAATCGACCTGTGCGCCCTCAAGCAGTTCGACGGAAACCGAGGCGCAGCCATCTCGCACCTCGCACGTTTAACTGGAGTCGAGAACGAACAGAACGCAAAGTGGGTAGATTATACACAAAACCTGTGCAACTCTGTGGAAAAGTGGCACAAGGCGCTTTCTGCTCCACACAGTGATTACCTGCACCGGCGCGGCATCCTGCAAAGCACGATCGACGAATTGAAAATCGGAACAAAGAGCGGTAGAATCGTTATTCCGTACTGGAAAAACGGTTATATCTGCTACTATATCAGCCGTAAAGACCCGGACGACAAGTCAGGCAGTCCAAAGTACGTCAAAGCAAAACTGGACGGCTCGAACGAGAATATCCCGTGGGGATTGCCAACGCTCAAAGCCGGACAACCGCTCTACATTGCAGAGGGAGCGTTCGATGCGCTCTCCATCTACCAAGAGGGCAAGAGCGTCCTCGCAACCATGGGAGGGCATTTCAGCAAACCGCAGTTAGAGCAGGTACGCAAAGCCGCCGAGGCTGCATCCGAAGTCGTGCTCACGTTCGATAACGACGAAGCAGGACGGAGCTTCACAAAAGCACTCGGAGAATTCCTGTTCAATCACCGCATCCGGTTCTCGACTCTAATCATTCCAAGCCGCTACAAGGACGTGTCGGAACACTATGAGGCAGAGGGACGACTCCCAGAGAAAATGCAAGATGGAATTGAGTTTCTTGCAAAATCGTT